GGTTCGGTTCGGTTCGGTTTTTCATGAACCGGTTCGGTTTTTTCGGTTTTTTTCGGTCGACCGCCGTTTTTCCCATTTGCGCGATTGATTTCACATTGTGAATTGTATTTGTCCAAATCGCGTTTGAATTGATTTTGAAACGGCAAAAATGCCATTTTCAAACCGAAATCCAATTCCGGTTCGATTCCATTGTGAAAATCGCGGATCGCACGAAACAATTGACCGGATTGTTCATTGGTCAAATGTTCCAAAATTTCCAACGAATCCACATGGATGATGAATGATTTTTTCATTTTTTTGATGTTTTGATGATTTGCAAAAGTATAAATTAGATTGATGATTTGATGATTTGAAACCAATTTCCATCAATTTCACGTTCGATGTATTCGGATTTTTCCATGAATTCAAATTTGAAATTTGCATTTGCCGAATCCATTGTGAATTCATTAAATTCAACACCATCCGCGACCATGTGTTTGATTTGATTCAATATCAAACCCAAATCCACATGTTCACGAAATTGGATTTCAATTGATATTTTTTTCAATTTTTTGGTCGATTTTTGTTTCATGAATTCCGGTGTTTGATTTCCAAATAAGCCATGTAAAGATCCAAATTAAATGTTCCACATCGATCATCGCAATTCGGCAATGATTGTTCGCACCAAAATCGTTTGATGTCATAGATTGTGCGTTGTGTTGGTTGAAACATCGGTTCATTTTGATTCCGATTTTCCGTTGAAATGATTGGTTGTTCCATGATCAATTTGGTGTGATGATGTTGATGTTGATTTGAATGTTGATTTGTTGTTCCGGAATGCGTTGAACCGAATGAATCAAATCCGGATGTCGATCGACAACCAATCGCGCATGTGTTGGATCGTATGCATCAACGATCGTTTCGATCAAATGTGTTTTTTTGAATGTTCGCGGTGAAACCGCCCAATGTTTGATGAGATATTTGTTCATGATTTGGATTTTTTGATGATGAAAAAAAACACCGGATCCGTTTCCAAATCCGGTGTGTTGAATTTATGCAAAAATGAAATTGTGTTTTTGACATTGTTCGCGCAAAATGTGTCGAACCGATGCATCTTTTTTGAATGCAACATTGGATGAAAATTCGAATGATTCGATCACATTGTCATTGATCATTTGCATCCATTCCTTCATGATTTCCGGTGTGTTGTTTGACAAATCGTTCCAATCCATTCCAACCGGTGATTTTGTGTTCAAATTAACGCGAACCAATGGTGCGGATGTAATTGATGAACCGCCGGTTGAAATTTCACGCATGAAATTCATTCCATCTGCGGTGTAATGGATCCAACATTGGAAATCCAATCCGTAATTGTGAACCGGATTCATTTCAACAACAAAAATGTTGTGAACCGGATATTTTGACCAACGATCCATTTCTTGTTTCACCAAATGTGTTTGTCCAAAATTGTCCGCTTGGCGCATCATCCAATCCGTTTGCATGAATGATTCAATTGATTTGAATTGTGCGATCACATTTTTTTTGTTTGACCATTCGATCCAAATTCTTTTTTCCGATGTTTTGTTTTCTACGTTCATTTTTTCGTGTTTTTGTTTGTTTGACATGGACAAATATACATTGTTTTTTTTGTTATCAAACAAAGAAGAAAAAAAAGAGTAAAAAAAAATGAAAATACTTTTTTAGTGATTGAAAATCAAACACTTAAAGAACGAAAAAAAAAGCGAAAAAAGCGACCGAAAACAAAAAAACCGATTCGTTTTTGGCAAATCGGTCATTGTTTTTCATCATCAAAACATCGAAAAATCGATGCACAAATGTACTAAAATTCTTTGATCAAACAATACGAAACGATTTTTTGTGGCTTTACCAACGAAATGATTTGATTGTATTTTTGAACATCGTTCACCACTTGACATCCCAATGACCATCCGCCAATGATTTGTTTGATTTCGGTTGATGTCAAATCGTATGTGTTCGCATGGAAATTGATTCCACAAATCACCGGCAATGCGTTTGATTCCTCAATTTTTTCATCACGATCACCATCACGCGAAATCAAAAATGGTCGGATTTGTTTCAACGCTTCCATTTTGCCTTTGTGCAATCCGAATTTCCAAACATCCAAATACCATTCATTTGTTTTGATCACCGCAACACCTTCCGGATTGTATGTTTCGTATTTCATCAATCCATTTTTTCCGGCATTCGTTGTTCCGGATGTCACCAACACGAATTGTTCACCATTGAACAAATAAAACTTATCATCAAACACGTTGAATGTGTCCTCTTGTGATTGAACACCTAAAATCCAAAATCCTTTCGGAATTGATTTGAATGATCGCAATGATTTCACACGATCCAACAATTGTTTGTCGGTGTATTTCCTTACCATTTTATTTGTTTTTTTTGCGTTTTGTGACCGAGATCAACACAAATGTAAGGAACAAAATTGAAATGATTGTGCGCGTTAATTTGTGCGAATCATTTTCAAACATCATTTCGTGCGTTTTTTCGACCAATTCATTGATCAAAATTTCATCATTTGTCGGATCATCATGAACAATCACCATTCCGGATGAATCACGAATGATCAATTGTCCAATGGAATCATCATTGAATTGATTTTCCAACGTGTTTTGATCGATTTGCGGTGATTTCGAATCAACATTGGCATTTGCACCATTGTTGAACAATAAGGTCGCGCAAATCAAACCGAATGCGATTTGTTTTTTCATGATTTTTTGTTTTTGGTGAATTTATTTCGCAACCATTGAATGAAAATTTCGTAAACGTCACCAACAAATTCATCCATTTTTGCGGTGATTTCGTTTGAAACCCAACCAACGCAAAATGAAATCAAAATGATGATTTTCGGTGACAAATCGGAATAAAATTGTTCAATGATTCCGGTTGTTGCATAGGTCATGATTCCGGCAACCAACATTCCCATCACAATTGTTGATGCATTAAATTTCGCGCGGATCCCTTTGATCAACGCGCCCACCATACCAAATCCAATCGCGAACAAATCCGCTAAATGTTGCCAATCATTTTTCATGTGCCTAAAAAGTTAAAAAAGGGGATCAATCGACATTCCATTTCACGCGTTGAAATGAATAAGTTTTACACCTTCCAATCGTGAACATGGTGACATCGACACACGATGCGTATGTTTCAACGCACCATGAAGCGCACAAACCGAAACGGAATCACACATCCTTTCGGTAGCATGATTCACAACGCGAACGCGCTGCTTTTTCATTTCGGTTTGTGGTTTTTTACGATGCACCATGTTCATTTTTGCTTGGTTCCTATGATCCCCTTATTTTTTTAATATGTTATTTTTTGAACGAAATTGTGTAATCTTTTGATCTTGGATCCGTTCGACTCACCAACATTTTGATGAATCCGATGAATCCGGTTTCATTGGATGTTTTATCGTTTGGATTTGTAATTCGCAAACGGAATCCAATTTTCAATGTTTTTGATTTTCTTGAAATTCCGGATGGATGTGGAAATGATTGTGAATTGAAATAGTTTTCTTGTTGCATGTAAACCGGAAACAATTTTGTATCCGCCAATTTTTCCATGTCAATTTCAATTTCATTCAATCGTTGATTTCGTTCCGCATCCAATGGATGTTCATGATGGTATTGTGCTTGTCGGAATTTTTGACTTTTTCCAATCACATTTCCATCCGAATCAAAAAATGTTTTGTTTTTTTTCATTGCTTTTTGTCGGTAGCGATCAATCAACAATTGATATTTCATCAATGGATCGAATTGATATGAACCAAAATCGATTTGTAATGTTTGACAATTTACAATGAATGCTGCTTTCACACCATCATTTTCCGATTTGGAATTGGATTGAATTGTGGATTCATATTTCATTCGCTTATCCAATACAAAATTGATTTGATTGATTTGTTGCGAATTGAATTGTGACATCAAATCCGGTTGATTTTGAATGTTTCCAATCAAATCTCCCCATTCAATTGATGATCCATTTGCCGAACCGGACATCATCAACAAAACGTTCATGATTTTGTCAAATGTAACTTGTTCACCATTGAACCAAAATTCATTTTCGACATGATAAAATTCAATGTCATTTTTGAATGCGATTTGATTTGGTGCGTATTTCGGCAATGCAAATGAATTGAAATTCATCATTGACAAAACAATTGCGCAAAATTCAATTTGTGAATTTGCATCGGAAACAACAAATGATCCGTTTGACAATATGTTTTCCGGCATGACATCCGAAATGGTTTGAATCACCATTTTGTTGATCGGAAAAATCGTTTGCGATTGCAAAGTTTTTGATTCTTTGATGTCTTTTCGCGCATTCAATTTCGAATCTTTTACGATCACATCGAACGATGGATCCGAAACAACATTTTTGATTTGTTCAATCTTTATGTAGTTTTTTGATATTTGTTCGATTTGTATTGTCAAAAATTCCATTTTCCGATCATTTATTTTGGTATAAAGTTACTCACTTTTTCAATAGAATGTGCGTTGATTTTTGAATTTGTCCGAAACAATGCATGTCAACACCGCCAAACGTGAAAAATCTTTGTAGTCAATTTTGGATGATTCCTCAACAATGACCGGTGTGTCCAAATAACGATAGGAATGATTGTGCGCATTGTAGTCCGAAATCCACATTTCGTTTTCCGACAACAAAAACAAATCAACCAATGGTTTGATCACACATTCACCGGATGGATCCGTTGTGATTTCGTATTGGTTCAAATTTTCGCGGATCACACGTTTCATTTGTCGATCCGAATAGATGATGTTGTCAATTTCGGTGTTCGGTTGACGTTTTCCAATGAATCCAAAAAATCGCATGGATGATTCAACGTTTGATGCGGTGAAATCGATTCCATCAATTTGTTGTTTTCCGTTGAATTTCACG